CGAAGTCGTCCGGGTCAAAAAAAACGGCGCGCATGTCGTCATCTTCAACCATGCGCGCCGTTCCTTTTTCTCAAATGACCCGCCTTAGCGGTTAGGCATTGGCGGCTTCCGCCGCTTCCTTCGCGGCGACGGCCGCCGCAATTTCGTCGGCGGTCACGTCCGCGAGGCCAGTGATGTCCGCAACCGCTTCCACCGTGGGCTCGCCCTCAATCAAGTCGAGCGCGTCCGCGATGAGTTGGGTGCGGTCATCGTCCACCTTCGTGGGCGCTGACGCCTTTTCGACCTTGGCAGCCTTCTTCGGCGCCGGTTCGGGCTCGGCTTCCGCCGCTCCCGCATATTCCACGGCGTAGCCGCGTGCGATGAGGACTTTGCCCTCGCTCGCGGTTACTTCGATGTAGGGCAGCGGAGGGCAAGAGCCCTCCGTCCCGATGAGGGTGAGGCCCTTGCCAACAACCTTCACGGTTACGCCACCGTCGCCGAGAGAACCGCGTTCGGCCTATACGGCACGAGGAGCGGGGCGCTCTGCATGAGAAGGAAGCGCCGCGAAGGGTCGGGCTCAACCCACGACTTCACGAAATACTGGCGGGCCTGAATGCCCGCATCGTGGTCGCGGATGGCGCCGTAATGGCGGACGCCGTCGATGCCCGTGGAGCCCACGAGGACCGTGTTGGCCGGAAGGATGTGCTTCACGGTGTTGTCTTCCGGGTCCGTGTAGGTGCCCGAATAGGTGTAGAGCGTATAATCGCCCATCGTGCCGACGAAGCGGGGTCCGGCGCGCGGCTTGACCGTGGGGCCGGTTTCGATGTCGGCCGGGGCGCGCTCGCGGCGGCGGATGTCCACAAGCTTGTCGAAAGCCGGGTCGGCCTTGAGAAGCTTGTAAGCGTCGTTCGTCATCACGACCAAGTTGGGCGCAATGCCGGTGAGGTCCATGACCGACTGGCCCCAATCTTCGATGTTCTGCACGGGCGAAACGCCCGCTTGGTCCCACTTCGCCGCGCCCGCGAGCACCTTGCGGAGGCTCGCATCGCGGTTGAAGTTCACCACCTTGGTCGGGTAGCGCTCGCCGGAAATGGTTGCCGAGCCGTTGGTGAGGACGTCGCCCGCCATGATTTCATAGCGGCGGTTGAGCATCTTGATTTGCTCGTCCAGCGCAAAAGCCACCTTGGCTTGCATGCGCTGCTGTGGGCTCAACGAGCCGCCAATCTGCTCGCCGGGGAGGCGGCGGAACGCCTTGTTGGGGTCAAACGCCCGCTTGTCCTTGATGTAGGCGGGCTTGAAGGAGTCCGTCTCATAGCCTTGGTCGGCGATGATGCGGCCCTCCACGAGCGGCGAGACGAACGGCGCGGCAAGCTGGCGCTCCGTGGTCTTGTCGAAGTAGATGGTTTCCTCTTCGGAGAGCGAAACCTCCGGGAAGAAGGTGTCCACGAGCCATTGCGTGTCGTCGACGCGCTGGTCCACAACCCGGTTCAGGACGGCAGTTTCGAAAATATCCACTTGTCTTTACTCCCGTTCCGCGGCCGCTAGCCGATGACGTTGGTGATGTAGATGTCCTTGGTGCGGAGCACGTCTTCCGTGCTGGCCAGCGTGTGGCCCGCGCCGAAGATGACGCCCTTGGCGGCGAACTTGCCCGCAATGGCGACCGCCGCTTGGACATCCGCCGCACTCGCGTCGACCGGCTCCAAGAGAATCGCGTCCGGCGCTTCCGAGCCATCCGCAGACGCCGCGAGCGATTCGACATATTTGCCGGACGCCGTGATTTTGCCGAGCAAGGTGCCGCGGGCGAGGACGCCCGCGCCGCTGGCGATGGTGCGCACGCGCGTTTCCGTGTCGCTGTCGAAGAGCGCGTCGGGGGTGTAGGTGCCCACGTTGTCCACGCCACCGGCGTTGATGTTGTCGAAGTCGCTCATGGGTTACTTGGCCTTTCCGGCTGCGAGGTTGGCGGACGCCACGATGGCGTTGGCAAGCTTTTCGGCCTCGGCGTCGGCGGTGGCGTTGCCGCCCTCGCCTTCCGGCGAAACACCGGCCTTTTCGGCTTCCGTTTCGTCCTTCTTGAGGGCTTCGATGCGCTTGGCTGGGTCTTCCGCTTTTGCCTTTTCGGCGGCGGCGGTGGCCTCATCGGCGAGGCGCTTGGCCTCGGCGGCCTTGTCGGCCATCGTGATGGCGAAAGCGGCAACGGTAACGTCGCCGTCGATGGCCGCGTTGAGTTCGGCTTCGGTCGCGCCGTGCGCGCTGGCCAGCTTCATGAGTCCGGCAACGCGCTCGCGCTCGGCGGTCCGCGCAGCGGCGGCGTGCGAGTCACGCTCGGCGGCGGTAAAAGTCGTTTCGTCGGCCATCGTTGCCAATGCTCCCTTGTGTCCCGTCTTGTGGCGACCCGTTGCGGAGAGTTCCGCGAGGACCGCCTCAAAAGAACCGATGGAGTCGGCCAATCCGGCCTCCACCGCTTGTTGTCCGACGAAAGTGCCGCCCGCACCGAAGTTTGTAAGGACGGTTTCGGTAGCCACGCCGCGATTGCGCGCGACCGCTTCCACAAAGACTTGCGCCATGGCGTCGATTGTCTGTTGGATTTGCTTTGCCGCCGCATCCGTGCCGAGTTCGGGGTTTTTGTTCGGCGACTGCGATGACACGAACGTGTAGGACTTCTCACCGGCCTTGGGCGCGGACACCGTGGCCGCCATTTGGACGCCGATGGAGCCGAGCACCGCCGTGGGGCTCGCCACAATCCTGTCTGCCGCCGACGCGAGCCAATAGGCCGCCGACGCGCCCATGCCGTTGACATAGGCCACGATGGGCTTCTTGCCGCGCGCGTCATAAACCGCTTGCGAGAGTTCGTCCGCGCCGCTCACCACGCCGCCGGGCGAGTCGATGTTGAGCATGATTGCGCGCACCGCCGGGTCGTCCAGCGCCGCTTGGAGGTCCGCCATCATGATGGAATAAGAGGTGGCGCCGGAAATTGCGGTCATGAGGTTGGCGCGCTTGAAGAGCGCTCCGTTGGCGTCAATGATGGCCACGCCGTCGCGCACGCGCGCTTTCTCCGCGTTCGCCAGCGACTTGGTGGCGTATTTCTCAAGCGCCTCCTCGCTCACTTCGTGTTCGCGCGCGGCGATTTCCAGCACCGTCTCAAGGGCGCGCTCTTCCATCGCCCAAACGGTGCTCAACGCCGCGTTGAAGGCGCTCGCGCCCCCGCTCTTCTTCCGAGTCGCCAATTTAACCTCCGCCACTGTCGCCGCTGGGGTCCGCTTCCGGCTTTTCGGGAGCGGGTGCCGCCGGTTTAATTTCGAGTTTGTCGCGGAGCGCGCATTCGCGGCCGCGCTGTTCCTGATTCTCGCGCCAATCGCCGCCCGCCATTTCGACGGTGATTTGCTCCACCGTCTTGACGCCAAGGTCGATTAGCTTCTCCGCGGCGTTCGCGTCCTTGACCGCGTCGAGCACGATGGGCGCGCGCCCAATCCATTGCGAGCCGCACCAAGCGGCGCGCTTGATGGGGTCGTCCAAGTATCCCGGCGCGTCGATGACGCCGCGCGCCACCGACTCATAGAGAAACCATTCATAGATGGGCTGGCAAAAGTCCGTGGCCAGCGCGTGGCGGCGGTCCACAAAGAACTGGCGCGCCGTCTCCAACGCCGCCTTGCTGGCGGTGTAGGACGACGAAAAGTGCATGATGAGCACTTCATAAGGGATGCCGAGCGCGATGCCGATTTGGCGGATGACCGCGAGGAAGAACGGGTCAAAGTTCGCGTTGGGCCGGTTCGGGTTGGCGACTTCAATATCCTCGCCGGGGGCGAGTTCCGCGACCGTGCCGGAGCCGAGTTCCACCTCGTTAGAGCGGATGGCGCACGGGTCCGTGTCGGTGAGCCCGGTGATGCCGTTGGCGTTCCCGGTGTCGTCGCCTTCGCTCTTGATGAAGACCGTGAAGAAAGCGGACACCACGGCGGCCATGAGTTCGGCCTCCGCGTAGCGGTCCAGTTGCTTGAGCGACTCGATGACCGGCGCGAGCATCGGCACGCCGCGGCTTTGCGCGATGCGGTCCACGTCAAGATAATGAACCATGAGCGGCAAGCCGTAGTCGCCGGTGGCCGGGATGCGCGCCCAATCTTCGGGCTCAAGCGCAAGCTGATTCAGCAAGTCGCCGGGGTGACGGTTGAGGACGTGGTAAGCGACCACTTCGCCATCGTCGTTGAGTTCAATGCCGTCCCGGAGATAATACTCGTTTTGGTGGTCAATCGGCGTGCTTACGCGGTCCGCCTCAATCAACTGGACGCACAGCGCGAGGAAGCTAACGCCCTCCTTGTAGCGGCGGAGCGCGAACACATCGCCCGAATCCCACGCGCTCGTGAAGGCGAGCGCTTGCATCTGATAGAAGTTGAGGCGCCGCGCGACGTCCGCCGTTTTGGACTTCGCCCAAAGGTGGAACAGCGTTTCCGCGCGCGATTCCCACGCTTCGGCCGCGTCCTCGGAAAGCCCGAGCAAGTCGCGGTTGACCTTGGCGCGGAGCCGGAGGCCGGACCCTACGATGTTCGTCTTGGACGTGTTGCGAGCCCCGCGAGCAATCGGCGTGTTGCGGGACAAGTCGCGCGAGCGAGCGCGCAGCGTGACCAAATCGCCGATGGAGTCGGCGTCGGCGGAACCCGCCATCGGGTTGAATTTGCGGAGCGAGGTCTTGTCGTGCCGCGCGCCCGCAAACTGGCCCGCGAAGTTCACGAGGAAGCGGTTGCGCGCCATCGCCATGGCGCGTTGCGGCGCAACCACGCTCACGGCGCGCTCCAAAAGCGTCATCTTCGACGCCGGGCTCGTCACGGTGATGCTCAAATCGGCACCACCCGGCGGAGCCGGATGCCGCCGCGCTGGCGCCGCGCCACTTGCGCTTCAAGGCGCTTGCGCTCGGGATACATCCACTCAAGGTCGCCGCGGGTGAGTTCCCGGTCGCCAATCTTATAGCGCTGCGAAAGTTCGGCCTTCGCAATGGCCGTGTTGATTTGCACGAGTGACGCCTCGGGCGTCATCGCGGCAAGCGCAGCCGCTATGTCGGCGGGAACGTCTGTTGGGTAGGCCATTACGCCACCATGCGGTGGCGCGCGCCATTATTCAGGGACGTTCGGGTGGCCTTAGTTAGTGGCGAACAGGCTGATTTGGTCGGCGGCAGCAGCGGTGGCGGCGGGTGCCGCACCCTCAACGATGTGCACAAATTTGTGCTTGGGGAAGCGCCCCTCAAGGCGAGCTCCCATCGCCTCCATTTCGGCTGTCGTGCGCGTTTTTGGGCCCGCCTTACGCGCCACCATGCGCCCGTCGAGCGTCCAAACACTTTCCGCGGCCGTCTTTCCGCAATAGGTCCAATTGTCCGCACGATAAATGGCGCCGGTGTGCCCGCGCCACTCATCGGCGTAGGTGACCAAGCACGGCCACAAGTTTCGGTCTATTAGCTTACGCGAACCGGCCAAAAGAAATGACGCCGCGTTGCGCGGGCACTCCGGCTCAATGGCCATGCGCGAAAGGGCGAGCACGCCTTTCCAATTGGGCGGATATGTCGATTCGGCGGAAGACCGTGTTGGCGGAATCCACCAAGCAACGCCTAAACACTTGTGCCGCTCATTCCGATGAAAAAGTCCATGGCAATAAGTCGCGGTGTTCGCGCCACCGCGCGAGTAGTGGAGCCGCCGCACCATTTGCCGCGCAATTCGCAAGTCGACGTCCGCAACGAAATAGTCTTGCTTGGATAGGCGTGGCCCCACTAAACCCGCACCTCTCCCCGGGGATAGCCCGGCAAAATCACGTCATCCATCGTGTGTGGGCGCGCGCCGTTGAGCATCATGCGCAAGGCAACCTCCGCCGTGCCGGACACCGGCGCCCGGCC